TTTTACCTACCTTTTTTTTAATTGAAAATTTCCTGTACGGAACCGAGGAAAGAACCGTTCCATTTAGATTTTTTAATTGTTACTTCCTGAGACCCGCCAAGGTCTGAGGACTTCTTAATTGCAGTCTCATTTTCTACTGCATCGACACGCTTTTCTACACCATTAATGGTGTTGCGTATTTCTGTTACAGCATTGGTTAATGCTGTGTGTTGTTCTGCCAATTCTGAAATTCGGCTGTCAACGCTCTTGCTGAATGTTTCTACTGTTTCTTTGATTGTTGAAACCTGCACTGCGTTTGCCTCAGAAGCCTTGTTTAAAGTTTCTGAGAAAAAGCCTTTTAGGTCACCTAGCATCTTTGCAAAATCAGGTTCATCAACCTCAACTTCTGATACGTCGGCTGCCTTTTCCAGAGTTTCGGCAGAAGCGTCTGCATCTGTATTCTCTACAGGTGCGTTCTCAACTGCTGCATCTTCTGCAACTGCTGGAGTTTCTACGGCTGCTTCTGGTGCTGCTGCTTCTGCAACAACATCTTCAGCAACTACGTTTTCTGTGTTTTCTGACACTTCATTACCTCCTTCTGCGTTTGCCTGTTTTGCAATTGTTTGTATTGCAGGCAACGGTAATCTTGTCTTCTTAAATGAAGCAAGAATTCTATCTATCTCTTTTGACTTGTTAACATCTGAGCTTTCAACCCAACCAATTAGTTCCGCTGGCTTACCAGTTACTGGTGAATCGTAAGTCTTCTCTGTTGAGATGAAAACAGAGTCGCTTTCCTCGCAATAAAAAATGTTTTCTGTTACAACCTCTGCGGCCATACCTTTAAATATTAATTGTCCATTTACCTTCTGAATAGAAAGGATGTTGCACAATTCATTTGCTGGAGAATCTACAATTGATAACTCCATAAGATCATAATCTTTAATAAATCTAACTGTCTGTCCTGTTGCTTTATTTACTTCGTTATCGGACTCTTTAATTTTTCCGCCAATTGAAAATCCTTGAAGTGTGCCGTCTAGAACTTTTTCCCAAGTATCTTGTGCACCTTTTGAGATATATGCATCTACATATACTCCGTTAAAAAACTCTTTTGATTTTGGATCATAGTATGTTTCTGGTTTAAATGAAACAACTTTGCCAACCGCCATTGGTTGATGCATCTCACGAAGATTGCCTCTAAAGTTTTCAAATGCTTTTAGACTTGCATCTGATGTTACTACATCGCCAGTCTGATCTAAATTATCTAGTGTTGCAAATCCTGATACTGTTCTCTTTTCACGATTAACTTTTGTGAATGGAACAGACAAAACAATGTTGTCTCCATTAGACGACCAATTGGATTTTTCAATATTCATATGCTTAATTTTATCTTTGTATATGTAAAAAGGCAAATAACTAGTTGCCTAATAATTAAGCGGTTACTCTGCCCTCGCCTTTTGGATTTCTAGCCTCCCCAGAAATATCTGGAGAATTTGAATCCCGCTCCTGGGTTCGTTGACGAGAATTCATGGCTTGTGCAGTTTGCTCGGCAGCCTGTTGTGGTTTTAATTGAACTATTGTATCTCCACCATCAATAGGGACCATGCCTTTTCTAATTCTTACCTCATTAGGGGTAATTACCTGCATTCTTAAATATCTCTCATCAATCTTAGATTGAGTATCCTCATCGGTTAGAGTTAGCTCATTAAACTTAATTAATAATACGTCAGTCTTTTCCTCAATAATTTTATTTAATTTCTTTTCTAAAATATCTTGGGCTGGACGGCATACCTGCTCTTTAAACATTTTATCTGAATCTCTGGCTGAAGCTAAATTAACTCCTTCAGGTAAACCTATCTTACTAATAGGTACTCTATGGGCCAAAAGAATTTCATCTCTGTTTGCTTTTCTATATACGTTAAATGAGGATTCCTGAGAATTTGCCTCAATTGGCTCCATCTTAAATTCAACTTTAGAGTCTGCGCTATCTGCTGGAAGTGGAACATATAGAGATCTATGGTTCTTTCCTCTTAGACCCACCTGAAAAAATTCTAATAATTTACGCTCAGACTCAGGTGAAAGCTTTGCACCCTTAACTGTAATAATATATCTTGGTACCGCCTTGTTTTCAAAATAATCTAAATTGTATTTACCAGCAAATTCATTTCCAGCCATTGCATTCTGAGCCGCAATAATATCTGCAATGCCGTAATAGTTATTCATTGGAGTATATTTCTTTAAATGAACAATTTCGTTTGGCCTATCTGATCCATCTGAAATTGGATTAGGTGTTTCTTGATCTCCAAAGTTACGGAAGAATACTGCCTTGCCATAAAGCAATTGAATAAATCCATCACGCAAGCGACGTACACGCATTGTCTTTGAAGGGATATGTCCGATATACCCTATATTGCCTGCAGTTGTTCTGCCAATTTCAATATAGCCATTTCCTGTTGCTTCAAGATCTACGTATGCTTTAATTAAAGTTTCTGTAAATGTTTCTTCCTCATTTGTTTCTTCTAGCCAAGATTCTAGATCTTGACGAAGCTTATTTAATTTACGACGTGCTCTATCTAATTGCCTCTCATCTGTAATATTATCTAATGCCTCATTTGCCTTACGTGTTTCTACAAATGAAAATCCTAGTCCGACAATATTTGCAACTTTAGCATTAATTGCTGCATAGTTATACGGAGAGAATTCATAAATCCTGGAAAGATATTCTAGGTTATATGGTGGCTCGATAAGATCGAACATGGCATAGCCTGTTACGGCTTGTGCCATTAAATTTTGTTGTGTAGCAGTTCCTTCTTGGCCTACAAATCTTTTTTGTAAATCTCTTGATACTTTACGACGAAATGCTGGGCTTAAACCATTTACTTTCTTTAAATCTTCGCCTTCAATTTTAAATGGATCGTTTACAACAACTGGTTTATTATTAAACTTAATCCAATCAGATTGATCAGATATGCTGATTTGGTTTGACAGTTCTTCCGTGTCTTCAATAAATTCCATTTACTTAGCCCCTTTTGCTGCTTTCATTTGATCTTTATATTCGCCTATATCTAGAGGATCTGGTGTCAGACCCCACTTCAATCTTTGTTGCTGATACTGATATTCTTCGTCATCAATTTTTCTACGTCCAGATAAAAACTTTGGTTCGCCTCTATTAATTCCATAATGTGCGACAGCTTTTCTTAATTGCTCAATTCTTTCTCTATTTCCCTTTTTAGAAGTGACAGATAAGTAGTTGCCTTCGTCGTCTCCCACCCATTTACCATCAATTTCCCACACATAAATGCCTAGGGTAGTTTCTTCTATAACGCTTTGCTTTACTCTTTTAATATCCATCAGGTATTCATTTTACCATTCTTTTAAGTTAAAGTCCAGATTTTGTCAAGCTTTGTGACAAATTATACGTTTTGAATTACCAACCATTCATTATTATAAGCCTGAACTGAATTTTCTGTCAAGGTAATTGTGGAATCATCTGCTGTTACAGAGGCTTTGCTTATATAAAGGTCATAATGATTTAATATTTCACCGCCAGTAAACTGAGTTTCGTATAGTCCTAAATTCTGAATTAATGACTTTACCGTTCCAATTAAGGAGTAACTGAACCTTATAGCCCCTGAAATAGCGTTGGTATAGGTTATGACCACATGATGAAGATCATCGGCTGTAAAGACGTCTGAGACGGCTGTAGCAGATGTTTTATTGACCCCATTGACGTATATTGAATTTACATTAGTTTTGCTAATTGCCCCAGCATTATTCCAAGAATAATTTGAAGCGGCGTACCCATTGGTAGCAGTTGAATTTACCAATCCGCTATTTGTCAGGTCATCTGGGGTATAGAAAAATTCTATAGTCTTGACTGGAATATTAACATTAATATAAAATCCAGCGCCAGATGTTACCCTTATTCCATTTCTAAAGTCTCTAGATAGGATAGGATATTTATTTGGCCCTAAACTAATTGCTGGATTGCTAATTCCAGTCAGCCCATCAAATGTTGACATATAGCTTCCAGCATTTTGAGCATATACTATCTGATCATTATAAAAAGAAAGAGTTAAATTATAAAGCTTAGGTAGATACTTACTGTTATCTGTTGTAGACATAGTTATTTTTATATATACAAGACCTGATGAATTAAAGCTTCCTAATTTATATTGAGGTATAGATTCTCCATTTATGCATTGGACCCAAGTAGAATTATCTACACTTGTTTCCACTATTATTCCATTGTCACCCTCCCATTCAATTTTAGAAGAGTCCATGGTTATACCCAATGGGATAGATACTAGATCTGTTAAATACACTGTCTTAGATACTGCAGAATCTGAATATGCGATGGCTATAGAATTTTCTAATCCATCATAATATAAATCACTTGTTAAAAAATAATCCCAAGATTTATTAGATGGGTAGCTATATCTAAATTTTCTATTTATGCCATTGTCGTAAAATTCAAATATTTGTCCGCCATCTGGATAAGCAATTTGAATAGGGTTTAAAAATCCGTTATCATTGTAATGATTTAGTATTTGAGATGAACTAAGGGCATACCTATATACTGCTGGGTCATCTACAATAAAAGAATCTGAAGCATTTCCTGTAGTTCCAATTTGTAGGTTTAAAGATGTATTTGTAAATTCAAAATTTGATAAAGATTTGCTGGCAGCCAATTGACCATCTACATATATAGACATACCCGTAACTGAGTATACTGCTACTACATGTAATGACTTTCTAAAGTTTGAAACTGTATAGTTTAAAACTTCCGCATTTAATTTAAATATTAAATTTCCACGTTGCCAAAATAGACCTACGTTATTTGTAGGGTCTGCGAATATAGTTGCTATATTAGTTGTAGATATTCTAGTATATATCCATGCTTCTATTGTAAAATCATTATCTGATGTATATTTATTTCCAAACCCGCCTGATGCTGTAGAACCATAATAATCAAAAGTAGTAGGAACTAGCATGTAGTTTGTATTTGTTATTTTTGCTGCATGACTTCCGCCAGATGTTAATGGTAAAAATGTATCTATTAGATCTCCTTGATATATACCATCATTTCCACATCCAGATTTATCAAATATAGTATTGGATACTATTTCCCTGTATGTTGAAAAATCATCTTCAAATTCTTGATATGTATCATATGTGTCTAATACATCTTGATATGAGCCTATTAATGAAGTATATGTTTCAGATATTGGATAATATACAATAGGGTGGTCTTTTAATATTTTTAATTGATAAGACATTACTTATTCTTAAAAAAATAAAACATTTATTGTTGTCCTTGTGCTTGTGAAATTTTTTCTAAACCTATTTCTTCAAGTCTTTGACGTCTTTCAATATCTTCTTGAGTATATTCTCTTTCAGTAATTTCTCCAGTAGAAATATTAATTTCTGTTATATCTGTCATGTTGTACTCCCTAAAACTGAAAAATATGTAGCTGTACTGCTGCTGCCACCCCATGTTCCAGAACCTATTATTAAATCAAAAGTAATTGAACTTATTGGAGATGTACTATCCCAAATTCCATTTACATATCTAATCATTGGATATCCATTAGATGTAACGCTAGGCCTGCCAGTTAACATAAAATTATATGATTTTGCATTAGTAGTTGATAAATTATCAAAAATTTCAAGTTGACAACCACCACCACTAACTGGACAAAGATAAAAACCTGGATCTGATGATACTGGAGCGCTGAACGAGCCCCCAACGTATCCTTGAAAATAAGTACCAGAAGAACCTGTGCCACCATAATATGTAGAATCTGGACGATATCCTATCCATTCTAATTGAGAATAACCAAATTTTTCATTTGCGGCTCCTCCTCCATTAAATGACATAGTAACAAGTTGTGTAAATCCATTATCGGCTGGAGATGCTAAAGTTCCACCAAAACTTGAATTTCTATTCCATAATATTTTAAGTCTATTATAAGAGGAAAGACCAGAAAGTGTAACTGTAGTTCCTGTACTTACTGATTGTGCTGTAATTATAGAAACCCATCCTGTTGATGTAGAAACAGAACCACTTGGGCCTGATGGGCCTGATGGGCCTGATGGGCCTGATGGGCCTGTAGCACCTTGTGGACCTGATGGGCCTGTAGCACCTGATGGGCCTGTTGATCCTGATGGACCTGAAACTCCTTGTGCGCCACTAGGACCTGTATCTCCTGTATTACCTTGTGGACCTGATGGGCCTGATGGGCCTGATGGGCCTGATGGTCCTGATGGTCCTGTAGCACCTGTTACACCTTGAGGTCCTGTTGGTCCAGTTGGTCCTTGTAATGGTCCAACATTTAACCATTGTGATCCATCCCAAACATATAGATCTGGGCCAACAACATATCCATCTCCAATAGTTCCTGTTGGGTGTGCTGTTTGTAATGCACCTAATGTAGCATAGCTACCAAGTATTGTTACTCCCGCTCCTTGTGCTCCAGTTGCTCCTGATGGACCTGACGGACCAGTTGCGCCAGTTGGCCCTGTGGGACCAGTAGCACCTGTTGCACCTGACGGACCTGATGGACCTGATGGGCCTGAAACACCTGATGGACCTGATGGACCTGATGGACCTGATGGGCCTGATGGGCCTGATGGGCCAGTTGGTCCTGGATGAGCGGTTAAATAAGCATCTACATCTTCAGCTAAATACTCTAAGTCTCTTGGAACATCTGGAGTATCTGAATATACTGGATAGCGAAAGCCTTTGGCTGTAGTCATTTTTAAATTATACCACTCTCAGGTTTATAACTATACCAGCCATCATCCCATAAGGTAAGTAATTTATTGAAGTATTTATCATATTTTTGGGCGGTTATTTCAAGGGAATAGGTGTCTACTGCCCTCCGCCATATTTGTGCTGGATTTAAATATTTTACCTTTTCTGTAGCATCACAAAACTCCTGAAATGATCTACATCTATATCCTGTTAATCCATTAATATTAGTTTCTGTAAATGCTCCCCAGTCTGTAGTTATTGTTGGGGTGCCGCAAAAATGTGCTTCTGGAACTATATTTCCAAATGGCTCTAAATAAAGAGTGGGTGCAAATAATGCTGTTGCTCCACCCATTAATTTCCTTCTTTCTTCTGGACCAACTACTCCAACATATTCTCCATATTCTGGAGGGGTTCCAGGACCAGCAAGTATCAATCTTTTATTTAATTTCTTACAAACTTCTACTGCTATATTGTATCCTTTACGATCTATTAATCTTCCCAGATATAAATAATAATCTTCTTTATCTTCTTGTAGTTTAAATTCTGTAGGATCAAAATAACCTGGAATTACCTCATCATAGAATAATCCATCTACAGTTGTTGGATCTTTATATCCAGCATAATTTGCATGCATCCAGGCATATGATTCCCATACTCTATATTTAGCAAATGTGGATCCGTATCCTATACCAAATTCTACTGACATAAATTCTGGTAAGGCATCTGCAATTGGTTTATGAGAAGTTCCACCTATAAAACAAAGGAAGTCTTTTTGTCCTGCCCGTTTTTTAATTTCATTAATTACATTATTATTAAATATTTGCCAATGTGGTAAATTAATATCAAATGAGGCGGAGGTGTAGTGGCCATTTCCTACCGCTTCTTTTCTCTCTTCTTCAGTAATACAAGTAATTAATTCATCACATGGAGTTTGATTTTCTTCTCCAGCATATAAATATACGGTATGACCTATAGATTTCATCATTTTACAAAAACCAATTATTTTAGATGTAAATGCACAGCTAGAATATTGATCTGTTGTTTGAGTATGCGGTAAACTTACCACATGAAATATCATTTAATTCCTAACTGTTATAGTGTGTATCTAATTATAAAAATTCCTGAACCGCCATTACCAGTTTCTCCATTATCTGGGCCATTTCCTCCACTACCGCCACCAGTATTAGCAGTACCTGCGGTAGTTCTTGTAGAGTCTATTCCACCAGAAGTTCCTCCACCTAAACCACCAGAACCAGCAGAACCAGGACTAAATGGGCCTCCGCCGCCGCCACCTGCATAAAAATAATTTCCTCCAGATAATTGTCCAGTGCTAGTAACTTGTCCCATATTATTAATAATTGCATTTGTTGTTCCTGAAATTCCATTTCCACCATTTCCAGCTGTACTACCAGATGCTGCCGATCCAGCGGCCCCCGCTCCGCCGCCTCCGCCGCCACCCCAAGGACCAGAACCAGCACCAGTGCCAAAACCTCCGTTATTACCATATCCAGTTGCCCCACCAGTACTGCTTTGTGTTGTAGTACCACGGGAAGAACTTACGTGACCACCACCTCCTGAACCTCCATTTATTGTTCCGCCATTACCTCCGCCTGCGCCACCTCCATTAGAAGTAATTGTGCTAAATGTAGAATTTGTTCCAACAGTGGGGGCACCACTATTTGTTCCTGTGCCTCCCGCTCCAATACTTACTGTATAAGTTCCTGTTGAAACAGATCTTGAAGATTGAAAAGAGACTCCTCCGCCTCCTCCGCCGCCGCCATGTCTACGTCCACCTGCTCCTCCTCCTGCAACAAGTAGTACGTCTGCAGTTAATGATCTATCTACAACAAGATTTCCAGTAGATGTAAATACTCTATAAAAATATCCTCCAGATGTATAAAGGGTTCCTCCAGAAGCTGGATCGCCATTTGG